CTTTCTGAAAAGGAATTATTTTTTATGTATAATCAAATTATAAGTAGTCCAACATGGAAAATGAATGGTTTATCAGAACCCGCTAGAGGTTTTATGTCTTCACCTGTTTTAATAATTAAAGAATATAATGATTTAGTTACACATTATCCTTTTTATATTTGGGGACAAACCATAGTATATAGAATAGCAAAAATGTTAGAGAATAAAAATATAGGTATACCCACGACTGTAGAAAGAATGTGGTTTAATTGTACTTATCATGGTAAGAAAACTCAACACTGGTTACATCGAGACGATGAAAAAGATTTAAAATTAAAATCAATTTTATTATTTATGACTCCTGTTTGGCAACAAGATTGGAGAGGTTCTTTTTATATTGATGGTGAAGAATTTAAATTTAAACCAGGCAACGCGGTAGTGTTTGATTCAAATGAATATCACAAAGGAGAATCTCCTGAGTCGGAAACATATAATTGGCAAAGGATATGTTGTAATATAATAGTGGGATAATGATTAATTTTATAGACAAAAATAATAAATTAGAAGAAACTAGAAGTAGCTTAACTATTACTTACCCTAGAACTGTAAGTATAATATTTGGTAATTACTCTTACCCAGATATAATTCATAATCTTATTATGGATATAAAAAATAATTTAGATTCAAATATGAATAATTACACTAATGTAAAAGGTGGCATGACTAATTGGTATTATTTTTTAGATAATATTAATTTTAAAAACTTTTTTGCTTATTTAATAAATAAACATCAAACAACTAATCCACAACTTTTTGAATATTTTTTAGAAAGATATGAAGTTACAAATGCTTGGGGAAATGAAATAAAACCAAATGATAGTTTAAATTATCATGCACACCCTTGTTGGCATGGAATTTTATATCTAACAAAAGGTTGTGAGTTACATTTACCAGAATTAAATATAAAAATAACACCTGAACCGGGAGACTATTATATATTTCCCTCTGAAATAGTACATGGTTTTGATAAATCTAAAGACGAAAATAATAGATACAGTTTAATTTTTAACATAGAACGACTTGATGAGTTTAGTTTTAAAAATAAAATAAAAGAAATAAATGAAAAACATAAAAAATAAAACAATAAATTACCAATTTTTTCATTGGGGACCATTTTTATATAAAACCACTTTAACTGAAGATGAATTAAAAGACATAAAAAATTTATGTGTTAAAGATCCTAAAAAAGACACAAGAAAAAATTTAGCTGGTCTAATTAAACACGAATATGACATTGACCCTAAAAAATTATTTCCAATACTATTACCTTATTTTGAAAGCTATGCAAAATCTTATCAAGATTATTCTGGTGAATTTTTTGGAAAAGAATTAGAATTAGTTCGATCTTGGGTAAATTATATGACAAAATTTGAATCAAATCCTATTCATACTCATGGCGAAGATTTATCTTTTGTTATATTTACTAAAATCCCTAAAGAACTAAAACAAGAATGGAACGATACCATATCATCAGGGCAAAAACCCGGTGCTCTAAATTTTTTAATATCTTTAAATAGTAAACAAAAATTTATTAATCAACGTACTTTTCAACCCGAAGAAAGAGACTTTTATATTTTTCCTTCTGATCTAAATCATTTTGTAACTCATTTTGAAACTAATGGTGAAAGAGTATCTATTTCAGGAAACTTAAAAATAAAATAGAAGAAATAAATGAAAGAAAAAACAGTTAATATAAATAATTTTATTGGAATATATGACAACTATATTACAGAAGAAGAATGTGACAGGGCTATTAACTTATATGAAAATCAAAACAGATTTAATAATACTATTAATAGAATAGGTTTTGAAAAAGCATCTATCTTAGATAAACAAGATCAACAATATTTTGCAGCGCCACATAATATTAGCATATGGTGGGAAGAATTAAAAACTCTTATGATTAATTTTGATATTGCTTGGAAACATTATGAAAAAAATGTAGGAGCTGCGGCAGCTTATGGAGTAGATGATTTTAAATATACTACTTTAAAAATTCAAAAAACTTTACCTACTGAAGGATATCATATTTGGCATTTAGAACATAACAAAGGTTTTGATAACGAACCAAGAGCTTTTGTTTTTTCTGTATATTTAAATGATGTAGAAGAAGGTGGAGAAACAGAATTTTTACATTTTTCTAAAAGAGTAAAACCCAAAAAAGGTAGAATAGTTATTTGGCCCGCTGCTTTTCCTTACATTCATAGGGGTAATCCACCATTGTCGGGTGAGAAATATATACTTACTTCTTGGTTAATGTTAAGATGATAAAGATTATTAACAATTTTTTTGATGATAAGTTATTAGCAAATATACAGAATCATATTACAACAAAATTACACTACACCCCTTGTTTCTTTGATAATAAAGAAAAGAATAAAGAGAACTATTATGGTAATAGATTTGTTTTATCTGATGATAAAAATTTATTAAATACATTTACTAAACAAGCGGAAAAAAAATTTAAAATAAAAATAAAAAAAATGCAAAATGATTCTGGTATAGATCTAAGAAACTTAGATCATTTTAACCCTCATCAAGACAGTGCAAAAGTAAATGTTTTAGTTATGTTAAAAGGACCTACAGCAGTTACTAATGGCACTGTTTTTTATACAGGACCTGTAAATAAATGCGACTTAGATATTCATGTAGGATTTAGAGAAAATAGAGCCATATTATTTCCATCTAATTGGGTGCATTCTAATCATTTAAGTAAAGTTCCAAATCTTAGAAGATATACAGCTAGTTTGTTTATCACAGAATATGAAGAGTTAAACAATGATTAATTCATATAATTTATTTGCAGTTCGTATGTCTCATGGGAGTTTACCAATTCCAATAAATATACATAAAAAGATTTTAGAGTTTGTAAAACAAAACTATAAAGAGACACATAATATTTCTTGTGTAAATGGTTTTCAATATCATGATGATTTTGATGGCAAAAAAGAATTAAATGAATTTATAAATAAATATTTAGGAAATGTTCATAACTTAAAAATATATAATGGTTGGTTAAATGTTTTAGATAATAAATCTTACAATAAACCTCATTGTCATACAGGTAATCAAGTTACACATGCAGCTGTTTTATATCTTTCTAATAATAACAATAATATTAACTTTGTAAAAGAAGGTGATGTATTTGAAATACAACCAAAACTTTTTGATTATCTAATCTTTCCATTTAATTTATTTCATTATGTTTTGCCAGAAGAACGTTCTGAAAAAAGAATATGCTACGCTTTTAATTTAACAGAAGTAACTAATGTCCTTTGATCATAAAATAACCGACCTTAAATTTCATATAGATAAATTAGTACCGAAAGATGTTTGTCAATATTTTATTGATTTTTATGAAAATAATACTCAACATTCAAAACCTGAAACAAGTTATAAATATCAAACTAAAAAAAAGGAATATGATGATTATGGCTGTATCAATTTAACTGCTCTTTATGATAAAGATAAAGCATTTGAAGAACCATTAAATATAGCTAAAAAATACATACAAATAATGATAACTAATTATGAATTGTATATTAAAAATAATATTTGTCCTACGTTTGATTTAACAACTATGTCTCAATCAAGTAATATTCGTATTTTAAAATATGAAAAAGGAAATCAAATTAAAGATCATAGTGATGTAGATTTTAATATAAGAGCCTCTTGTACTTTAAATTTAAACGAAGATTATGAAGGTGGAGATTTTAGATTTTTTGATGGTCAAATAAAACATTCTTTTAAAACAGGAGATGCTATGTTATTTCCAGCAGAACCTATTTGGATTCACGGGACTGAACCCGTTACAAAAGGTATTAGATATTCTATTAATTGTTTTTTACACCAATAATTATGAAGAATAAGAAGTAGGTCTTGCACCTAATCTAGCAATTTTTTCAGCTTCAGTTTCATCCTCAACAACATCATTATCCCAGTCACTTTGCAATCTAGTTAAATGTGCAGAGTCCCATAAATCTATAAATTGTTGAAAATCTCCAAGATTAGCATCGGCATAAGTACCGTTTGGAGTTGTGTCTCTATGTTCTACTTCATCTGTAGTTACTGGAGTTTGATATTGCAAAGCCCAAATATTTGAAAATTTAGGTTGACTCCAAAAAGAATCGTTATCAATTATATAACCAATCTTAGAAATTTGGTTAACAATTAATTTATCATCAAATACTACTGTCCAATTTGCGTTAGTTGCCATTTTTTCTCCTACGTTTTTATAATATAAATTACTGTTAAATAAGGTTGTAAAACTGATGTTGCATCTCCACTAAAAGTTGCACTCATATTATGCGAGTGACCCGCTGAACCCCCAGTTGTATAATAAGTTTGTTGTGTTGTAGGCCCTGAAGCTAGTGCAAAACGAATATATTGAGTACCAGGAGAATTACCTCCAAGTATGTCGTGTTGGTGAGCTGCAACTTGTGCTATTGATATAGCAGTATTTGCTGTTGAACCACCAACGTTTCCAGTTGAAGCTACAGTATCTGCTCCACCTGTTGAAGCTAAAGCTTTATTATTAGATTTACTTACAGCTACTTTATTTTGTAAATCAGGAACTAAAAAAGTAGATGAGCCATCACCCGCACCATAAGTTGTGCCTACCGCTGCAAATAATGCAGAGTAAGTTGATCTTGAAACTGCTTGACCGTTACATTCTAAAAATCCTGTTGGTACTGAAGCAGTAGACCACGGCACAATAGTCGCTGTAGGAATTCCTTCGATACCCGTAAGGTTTGCTCCAGTAAAATCGTATTTTGTTGCTTCGTAATTTGACATATTATTTCTCCGTGTAAGTCCATCCTGTTGTAGCATCTCCAGAATATACTAATCCAAAAGCTGCACCTTGGGTATTAACAACAAGATCAGATGCTGCATTAGCTATATTAGAAGAGTTTCTACCAACAGTCAATGCGTTAGTTTGAAAATCATAACCTTGATCTACAAAATGTACTTCATCCCCTGTAGCCGGTGATGCCGGTAGTGTTGCTGTAACTGCTCCACCATTTGTATTTACTAAAAGTTTAGCACCAGCTTGAACTGTTTCCGCTGCTGATATTACTCTCCAATTTCTTTGTTCATGAAGTTTTACAATATTTGTTCCATCAGAATATAATGTGTAATTATTTCCTTCACATAAAAGAACACCTGTTCCAGATGCAGTTTTAAAAGTTAAAGTAAAACCAGCGTGATTACATGC